GGCAGGAAATATTGTCTGGGTGAAGCCCCTCGATGAGGTGACGGTATATGTTCACTGTGAAGAGGGAGTTGCCTGGGAACTAAGAGACCATTTCACATTTCGTGTTCCGGGCTTTCAGTTTCACCCATCATACAAGGCAAGAATATGGGATGGAAGAATACGTCTGTATGATGTGAGAACGAACACGATCTATCGTGGATTGGTCAAGCACATCGAGAAGTTTTGTGCCGACCGCAACTATACATTCATGAGTGAGGAAGCAGGAGATCGAGAGTTCTCCGTCAAGGAAGCAGAAGACTTCATTCGAACCTTGAAGTTGCCGCTGACTCCTCGTGACTACCAGATAGACGCATTCGTTCATGCCATACGTGCCCGTCGATCAATGCTGCTATCACCGACAGCATCGGGCAAGTCACTTATCATCTACCTTATCATTCGGTATCTAGAAGCAAAAAAGTCATTGATCATCGTGCCCACAACGTCTCTTGTGTCGCAGTTATACGGTGACTTTCAAGACTATGGATACGACTCTAAGAAGAACGTCCATCTAATCTATCAGGGTCAAGAAAAGCAGACTCAAAAGCCAGTAGTCATATCCACTTGGCAATCTCTATACCAGATGCCTAAGAAATACTTTGCTCAGTATGATTGTATCATAGGTGACGAAGCCCACCTCTTCAAAGCCAAGTCGCTCATTCATATCATGACCAGTCTTACCAATGCTCAGAATCGCTTTGGCACAACAGGAACGCTTGACGGCACCAACACACACAAGCTTGTTTTGGAGGGATTGTTTGGACCAGTTCACAAGGTTACTACAACCAAGAAACTGATGGATCAGAAGCACATTGCCGACTTCAACATCAAGTGCCTGATACTCAAACACAGTGCGGTAAATTGCCAAGCCATGAGAAAGGCAACCTACCAACAGGAAATCGACTATCTGGTGAGCAGTGAGGAACGAAATAACTTCATTCGAAACCTTGCTATTTCGTTGAAAGGCAATACATTAGTATTGTTCAACTATATAAAACATGGTAGTGAGCTATTCGATCTGATAAATAGAGAAAGAGACAGCGACGTATTCTATGTCTCAGGCAAGGTCAAGAGTGAAGACAGAGAGCAAATAAGGCATCTCGTAGAAAAGCATAAGGAAGCAATCATCGTTGCTTCCTATGGCGTATTCTCTACCGGTGTGAATATTCAGAACCTTCACAACATCATATTTGCCAGTCCAAGTAAGTCACGTATACGCAACCTACAATCCATTGGTAGGGGACTAAGAAAGACTAAGACGAAGACCAGTGCCACTCTGTTCGATATAGCAGATGACCTACGACACAAAAGCCACAAAAATTATACCATTGGTCACTTTGAACAGAGACTCCAAATCTACACAGAGGAGAAATTTGCCTTTCGTGTATACAAGATCGACCTAAAGAGGTAACAATCATGCACCAAGAAGTAGAATCTCAAAACCCAGTGAAGTTCCTTCGCCTGAACACGGGCGAAGACATCATCACTGAACTTGTTTATGAGAAGGACACCAATCATTACAAGTTGACCAATCCACTAAGAATCATCTACAAAGAAGATGCCTTGGTGATGGCATTTACTCCTTGGATATATTTCTCAATCTGTGATAAGCAGGAGTTTCCTATATTCCCTAATGACGTGATCACAATGGCTGATCCTAATAGAGAAATAGTAGGTTACTACAAAGAGTTTATCAAGCGAATGGAAGATGCCAGATCAGACTTCAAGCATGGTGATTACACAATCTTGGAGAAACTAGAACCAAGAGAGTCAGGAGAACTATCTGAAGCTGAGGAAGAGTATCTAAGAGAGTTTCTTGAAAATATGGATTCAGGATCAAAGAGAAAGCTACATTAACTGCTATCAATCCTTATCATCAATGCTCATAGAGGTTATAGCACCTGTCAATACCCTTGTCAACTGTTTTTCAACCAGATAACGAAAAAGTGAGGACTTCATGAAAAAGAAACCTATTGAGTATGTGAACAACAAGCAGTTTCATGCCGCAATCGTGGAATATCGAGAAAATGTGACGATAGCGATAGCAGAAGGTAAAGAACCACCTCGCATTCCCAACTACATAGGAGAGTGTATCACCAAGATTGCCGAGAAACTTTCCACAAAGCCATGCTTCATCAACTATTCTTTCCGAGATGAGATGGTAAGTGACGGAATCGAAAACTGTATTTTGTACTTTCATGACTACGATCCCAACTGGACGGCAGAAGATGGTACGCGAGGGCAGAATGCATTTGCTTATTTCACGCAAATAGTGTATTATGCCTTTCTGAGACGTATCAACAAAGAGGAAAAAAACAGATACGCTCTGTACAAGAACTTTCAGGAAACTATTACTAATACCACGGGCAGAGAGTTACTCGTTGATAGCGACGACAATCCTATTGCGCCCACGCAGCTTTACGACAACATCAATGATTTCATGGCACGTTTTGAGCGAAAAGAAGAAATAAAGAAAGCAAAGCGCAAGCAAGCCAAGGAAGGTCTTTCACAGTACATCAAAGAGGAAAACAATGAGAGAACGTAACAACAATGTGCCGTTTCAGGTACAACAAATCATTCAATCCCTTCTCAACCAGCGAGATAGTGTTCACCTAAGAGGAAACTATCGAATCAGGCTCGTGGAGATTCGCGATGAAATCGACAAAGCCATTCGTCGTTACGACAATGAGCTAATGCTAACCGGCGCATCGAAGGGGAAAAAGAAGAAAGCATCGTAAGGAAACAAGCATGACGGAACTAATCACATTTCTACTCTTGCTGAACTCAACAGTTTGGCTTGCCATTTCAGTCTTGTTGTTATACAACTTGTTGTTATACAACCTGTTTCTCTACACACGCGACAAGGCAAACTTGGATAACAACATTGGCAAAATGAAGGATATGTTCCATATGGGCAATCCGTTCATGAAAGGCTACTTGGAGAGCATGGGTATAAAATGAGTAGTGGGCGACATCTTGAGAATGGTTTCTCGTTTGAAGTGACTGATCCGAAGCAGAAGACACAGTTGAACTTCTCGGTTTTTTATGATTCTGGAATGGACCTTTTCTGTTTCACGGTCAACACGTATGATCATCGTTCGGTTGGTGATGAGCATTCCGAGGTTCGTGCCTTTCAATCTAACTCTCAAACGCGATATTGGATTTCGCCAGATCATGCTAGGATCATGTTCAATCCTGCGTTCTGGGATGGTGTGAAACAGAAGATGAGTGAGATCAATGAAAGAAGAGAAGCCGAAGGCTAAACTTACAACAGGGACAGAGTGCGGGGGACCGTTGCTCTGTCCTCTTTGTGCTATGAACTATGCCATCATCTATAACGATGCCGGTATGAAAGAGTGGTCACAGAAGTATAGAAAATTGGCAGCAAGATTATTGAAGGTGAAGAAATGAAAAATGATGCTCGAAGGCTTGAAGCATTAGAAAATGGTGAGAAGAGGTTCATATCTGCCAAACCCTGTAAAAAATGTGGAGGATGTGTAAGGTACGTGAAAAGTCCACATCACTGTATCGAATGTAACGCTAGACGAGTAAGAGAGCATTATAGCAGGCACAAATCAGATACCTCGTTTCGTGAATATAAGCAAGATAGGTACTTGCTTAAAAAGTACAACATGGGTTTAGACACATACAAAGAAATGCTATCAGAACAAAATGGATTATGCGCTATTTGTCATAAGAGACCGCGTGTCGATACTCTTTTGGTAGTTGATCATAACCACGATACAGGAAGTGTGCGCGGTTTACTTTGTTCACCTTGTAATGTGGGATTGGGTTGTTTTAGAGACGATGAACATAGTCTTCTTAGAGCAATCAAATATCTAATGACTCATGAGGTGAAGAAATGACGACTGTAGCACTGATAACAGATACACACTTTGGCGTTCGTAATGATAGCCCTGTGTTTCACGACTACTTCGAACGATCTATGAGTTTCTTTTTCAATCAGATCGAAGCATTGGGTCTCAAGCATGTGATTCATCTGGGAGACCTATTTGATCGTCGCAAGTATCTCAACTACGTTACAGCACGAACATGCCGCCAAACGTTTCTTCAACGATTAGAGAGTATGGATATAGAGACACACGTAATCGCTGGTAATCATGATACCTATTGGAAGAATACCAACGACGTAAACTCGCTCGATGAGATGGTAACTGGTCGCTACAAGGGCATTCATACATACACAGAACCAGCAATGATAAACATCGATGGTCGTGACATTCAACTCATGCCATGGATCAATTCATCCAACACAGAAGAGTGCCACAAGGTTATTGCCAACACTACTGCCAAGGTGTTGATGGGACATCTTGAGATCGATGGTTTCGAACTGTTCAAGGGAATCATATCAGATCACGGTGATAGCAAAGACATATTCTCTCGTTTCGATCTTGTGTGTAGCGGTCACTATCATCACAAATCAACCAAAGACAACATCAACTACCTTGGTGCGTTCATGGAACACACATGGGCAGACTACAACGATCCGCGAGGCTTTCATGTGTTTGATACCGATACTCTTGAGTTGACGTTTGTTCCAAATCCATACAAGATTTTCAAGATGGTGGTCTATGACGATAAGAATGAAGACATGATGAAACAGATCGAGGAGATCGACTTCGATCAATATAAGGATTGTTACGTCAAGGTGGTTTGCCTTCATCGCACCAATCCATATGTGTTCGATATGTTGATCGACCGCATTTACAAGGCACTGCCAATCGACATATCGGTTGTTGAGGATGTTACTTACTTTACAGGTGAGGATGAGGAACTGGAAAGAATAGAAGACGGCGATACCGTTTCGTTGATTTCCAACTACATAAAAGGCTTGACATTGCCTGTAGAAAACGCTAAAATGACCGATTACATGAAAGACCTGTATGTGGAAGCAATCTCATTGGAGCATGTAGACACATGAAAACAGGAAAGTATTTGGTTAGTAGAGGAACTTGGTACGCTCAAGGGGAGTGGTTTGAGACCGAATCTGTTGCCGTCACATACGACGGCATTCTTCTAACTCTCGCACAACATAATGAAAAGGATGAATTACAGTTTTTGATGCTCACCAATGGACAGTTGAGTGAGCTAAAGGAGATACTAAATGGTAGTCTGGAAAATAAGAAACTACAGTAATCAATTGTATCTGTCTTTGCTAGGTCCACTTACCAACCATTTTATGTGGGATGAAGAGGGCACCACATGGTCCTCGTATAATGAGGTAAAAGATTTCATTGACCAGAAGACGATAGAGAATGCCGAACTGGTTCAATACAAGGTAACAGAAATATCAAGCAGCAAAATAGTGAAGGAGCAACAAAAGTGATCGAGCACAACCACCTAATCGTTCGCGCGATGGTAAAGAATCCACCTATCAAAGAGAGGCTGGACGCACTATCATCGTGGTTGGAAAGTCTAGTCAAGGGTCTGGATATGAAGATTCTTTCTGGTCCTCATGTAGCATATTCAGAGTTGGAAGGTAATCGTGGCGCAACCGGTGTTTGTATCATCGAGACCAGTCATGTGATCATTCATGTTTGGGATGAGAACGATCCTGCCATGGTTCAACTCGATGTCTACACATGCGGAAAGTTGAATGAGGATGTTATCGTTCGACACCTTAGAAAGTTTGATCCTCTCAAGGTGGAGATGATGTTACTCGATAGAGAGCATAAGCTTGAACTGGAACGCAAGGTAACAGAATACGTAGGATGATGAATGCTGAACTTTCATTCGATAAAGTGGAAGAACTTTCTCGCGACAGGTAACGCATTTACTGAGATCAAACTTGATGCTCATCCTGATACTCTGATAGTTGGAAAGAATGGTGCTGGAAAGTCAACCCTCCTAGATGCGTTGACTTTCGGCTTATTTGGCAAGCCATTTCGTAAGATCAACAAACCGGGGTTGATGAACAGCGTCAACAAAAAGAACACTGTTGTCGAGGTAGAGTTTTCAACAAATAGTAAGCACTACAAGGTCATTCGCGGCATCAAGCCAAACACGTTTGAGATTTGGTGCGACGATGTATGTCTGAATCAGAACAGCGCATCAAAGGATTATCAGGAGCATCTAGAGAAGTTCATTCTCAAGATGAACTACAAGT